CGAAGAGCCTGCGTATGCGTACCTTGCCTCCGAGCTGATGTCAAAATCTGGTGTTCTAGATCTTGGCATCGATCGGAGGCATGCAGCTCTGCAGGACTTCTTCGAGTCAGAAGACAAATGCGCCTCCACGAATAAAACCATGTTGTATGGCAACAAGTCACACCGCTTTTCAAACGGTGAGACGGTCCACGCTGTAGAACACAGCGTGAGCCGAAAAATTGCGGCCATCCTGCAGGATTTTTCGTGGGATGAAGTCGCATTGCGTTGTGATTTTGGTTCTGGAGCCAACGTCCAGCTTCCTCGGAGGCTGGCGAACCGGGCCAATAAGATAGGTCTTATAAGACCTACGGTTGCAGAGGCTTCCGAAGGCCTCGCACGGACCATAATTCGTTACAACGAAATGTGGCAACATTACTATGATCAGAGAGACTCTGATCTAGAAATCGTGCGAGGAAATAGGATAACCACTGTCCCAAAGAACTATAAGACAGATAGGGTGATAGCAGTTGAGCCTATGTTTAACTCCCTTTTTCAAAAGGGAATAGGCTCAGCTATTTCACACCGTCTGCGCCGACACGGTATTGATCTGACAGACCAAACCGTAAATCAGCGAGCCGCTCACGAAGGATCAGTGAGTGGCACTTATGCAACTATCGATCTTAAACGGGCAAGTGATACACTTGCCCTAAGAGTCGTTGAGTTGCTCCTTCCCCCGGATTGGGTTGACGCTATGCGTCGCACACGATCCGAGGAAGGGGTTCTTCCTTCTGGTGAGGTAGTTACTTATCAGAAGTTTTCATCGATGGGCAACGCTTATACTTTCGAGCTGGAGACTCTTGTCTTCTACTCGATCGCATGGCACTGCTCAACGGTGATGGGAGTCAAGACCAAACCAATCGTCTACGGCGATGATATCGTTGTAGATGGAAAGGTGGCGCCCCTCTTGATTGAAGTGTTGTCCCATTTTGGTTTTGAAACAAACCAGAAGAAGACGCACTTTGGTCTCGAGGACGCTTTTCGTGAGTCGTGCGGGAAGCACTACTTACGTGGTCATGATATTTCCCCGTTCTATATAAGGAACGGTCTACAGAGTGACTTGTCACGGGTCCTCGTGTGTAATAACATACGGAGATTCGCAGCTCGTCAGCTTACCTGGG